GTTACAGACCACGGAGCTTTGACTGGTCTTGATCCAGACGACGACCACGCTCAATACTTATTGGCTTCTGATGCTGGAGGCCGAGTAACATTTGCAGCTAATTGGACAGATTTAACGGATGGAGGCGGTACAACTCTTCACACGCACGATCATGGAGCCTTGACTGGACTAGGAGATGATGATCACCCACAATATGCTCGAAAAGCTGCATCACAAATTACATTTGATGGCGTAGTTACTGCTGAAGCTTTCTATATGTCTTCGGGTGGTGACCTCTCCGCTATAACCCGTAACATTACACTTCAATTTCCTAGCAGACGAGATACTATTACATTTTTCAGTGCTGAGGCTGATTTTAATGTAAAGAAGATGCGAGCGATCCTAAGGAGCGATGATACAGGATTCTATCCTTCAGTAAAGTTTACTTTGAGGCATGGAGCGACGTTTCCATCTAGAGGTTTTGGCACTGAACTGGTTACGGGCGGCTGGTTATGTGGTTTCTATAGTGGGCATCCTATATTGACAGCAGACAAAAACCCGTTGGTGGTTACAAGTTTTGATAGCGACACAATCCAGAAAGATGACTGGGTGACGTTAGAAACTTTAGATTTAGGGGAAGGCAATGGTATTGAGGAGGAGCTTGCCATTAGTCTCTGGCTCGAAAGGTAAGAAGATGCTGAAATATCTATCAGACAAATTATTCCAGACCAAAGTCTTGAACGCCTGGACTTTGGTGGATTATCGGGCACTCAACACTGTTCAGAAGAACACGTATTGGAGCATACTCGTTGAGGCGATGAAAACTGCTACTCCTAATATTTTGTGTGGTGGATCAGAGACAGAGCACATAGCCCTTGCTATCCAGAATGAAATATCATCAGGGCTTGATGACCCAGATGCCTTTCTGGCTACATACAGAACAGAGTCTAACCTGCGAACTACAGATAATGATTTCAACGGTGTAGGACACATTAGATTCGCACTGTTCAATAATACTGATTTGATTGGCTCCGTGGTAATTACTCAGGCTTCGATTCTGAATAAGCAGGGAGGTGTAGTAAGCGTCAGGATTACTCCACTACTACACAGGCAAGGCGTTAGGGTCTTCAACCGAGCGCGTACAGCCATTACCGCAGCGTGGACTTCAGACCAAGCTACATTGATTCGATACGTGCTGAATAACGATTTCCCAGTTGAGGATTCGTCGATTGTAGCCCGTCCAGTACTGGTGAACCCGCATCCTCGTAATGGTAGACTGGAAAACTGGCAAGCTATCGTTAACTATGATGCGGCTTTGGCTACCATTATGGCTACGTTTAATGAGATTACCACCGAGACAGCCTTTGAAGGTGCTCGGCCTTACAAGTTATATAAACATGTCTAGAAGAAATTTCTTCCAGCGGCAGAGATACCACGCTAGACGGTGGGATACGTTATATGATGTTGTTACTTTTGGAAAATCAGGGTCATTATTTGGCAGATCATATCAAGACCCGGCAGCTATGGATGGAGCGTGGGTTAACCTAAACGTTGCGAATCAGCCTACGTTTGAATTCGCGTCGCTGAAATCTACTGCCAGGAAAGACACTATACTATTTTCAGAGCTTCGTATACCGAAGTATTCTAAAATCCTAGGGGCTTATGTAGAGTTAAAGACTCATCCATCTAGTACTCCTGGCAACGCCTTCAATGGTTTCGTTGATGTGGCCTTCTATCCAGAACGTAGCCACTTGTCCGACCAAGATAACTGGGGTGGAAATACGCCTACGAAGAATAATCAAGACTTTGTATGGAAACATGTAGCATTAGATTCCAGACCTCGGACTAATACTTTGATCACTAATGGCCCGAATTTTAATTTTAGAATATTAGAAGGTGTATTAACTAAAGGTATAACTCCGTTTGCTTCTGGCTCTACTTCTATTGGTATTTGTTCAGTTGGGGCTTTAGCTTTTAGTACGGACGAAACCAGCGGTGATCCTGGCCCTATAGGGACAATCAATAGAGGTTACGGTAATGTCGTTCTAATCGACACATTATCCGCGGCATGTAATCTTGTAGTGACTAGGGTGACTAGGGTCGGGACATTTACTGGTGATATTCCTAGTGTAGTGTGTAAAATCTATAACTACAACACTACAACTAGAACAATGGGGACGTTGCGCGCAACCTCTGATCCTATTCTCTGTAGCTCAATTAGTACAGGAGCAGCTAACCTTGTTACATTTACGTTTACAACAACATTTGCTGTTACAGCAGGAGAGCATGTGTTAGCCACAGTGGAGCCTGTTAGCGGCTGGACTCAGACCGCTGGTCACCTAAATGCTAGATATTGTTCCGCGATGGATAATTCTACCGCCGGGACTAATGCTGCCGGTAGTGAAGAGATAATCTGGTGGCAGCCATTGAATAATGGTAACAGAACGTCCTACTTTTTTACGGATGAGCTGCCTGTATTGTATACAGGTCCTACCGGAGAAGTAGTTGAGGATGTCCCTTTCAATGACGTGATTGAGACGCTAAGATTTACTGATGATGGCCCTGGACCTGGTGGAACCTACATTAGAGCTGTGGACACTAAATATAAACTGCCTTTCAATGAAAAGATGATCAAGACCTTACAAAACTACGTAGGACAAGATGAATCTGACGGTATAATGGTTTACATGGCGCAAGGAGACAATGCAGATGCGTTCTCGGACGGAGCTAATATCATCCTCTGGAACCCAAATGTATCCGCTCAGAATGGCTTGTTCGTGGTATATAGAAGTACTAGGACATTTATATGTTAGAAGCAACTGAATTGGTGTTGGCGGGGCGATATAGACCAGCTAGAGTTTTATTACTTAGTTGTATTTTCCGTAGGAAAATCAGATAATTAAATAGGGAGACTACATATGTCAAAAAATGAACGTGGGGACGCTTTACACGAGGCAACTATCGGAAGATGGGCTCGGAAAAAGGAAAAGATGGAGGACGATTTTGAGTCCGGCAAGACAAATCTTAACCGATATTTGAAGGCTGCTTTGGGAAAGGTTGGAACTGAAAGCCGGCAAAATATTGCTCGGGACATCTTAGACGCTCGTAGGAATCGAAAGAACACCTTGGACCAAAGTCAATCTAACTGGTCCAACCGGGATGATGAGGTTATTACGGGAATGGAAGATTTCCCATGGGACCGGGATATTGAATAATGACCAAGCAGGAAATCGGAGAGGTGCTCGAAGCTTTCAAAAGCCAAATTACTTTTCTAAAAGAAGAGCTTGTACAGTCCCGATCTAGAGAAGAAAAGTTAACTAGCCAAGTTGAAAAGCTACAAGACGGTATAATGGCTATCCGCTCTCCTGATGCCTATAAAGATATGAGAGCTGACGAACGAGAATACACTATATCAGCAGAGCAGGCTGATTTCCAAAAGAAAGAAATGCACATCCGAAAGATTAGAGAAAGTTACCTACGAGCTATGGAAGGCAATGCCTTGAAGACCGGGGAAGACTTGGACGCTCTAATGGAGTCGGTAATCACACGAGGCCATGTGGCTCAGAGCAAATCGCTGCATGGTAATGCGGAGTCATAATGGCGCGGAAAAGTAAACTAGGGCCTAATCAAGCCCCGCCACCAAATACAGCTTCGGGATATAACCAGTTAAAGCTGGGAAAGCTGCAATATTTGGATGAACTCCCTGGAGGAGATCCGGCTGTTGGAGCTGCGGTCGCTGCATATACTAGCCACATAAACGCAAATAGACAGAGCCGACATTGGATCCGGGCTCTTCAGTGGATGGAAAACATTCTCTTCTGTGCTGGTCGTCATTATATTGACGATGTTCTTGTATCTCGGCTAGCCAGGGACTCAGACGACAGCCAGTCTATTATTGACGAGGCCGTTAGAGATGTGCCTAGACCGGTAAACGACTTCCTTGGCCGGTACGTTGAAACTAATATTGCCCTTCTAACTGAGAACCGTCCTCGGCCTCGGGTTACCCCAAAGAGTAATAAAGCGGAAGATGAAGATAACGCAAGATTGTCAGAGTTTACCCTAGAATATTTGTGGGAAGCTCTGAATATGCCAGAGCTTCATAGAGAATTAGCTAGAATAATATTAAATTGTGGAGTGGCTTGGACAGAGATTTGGTATGATCCAATGAAACCACGACGGATGACTGTGCCTGCTACGCGAACAGATCCGTTCTCAATCCTTCCTGGCCCTACAGGTAACGTACAAATTCCTGTTGCTAGACAGGTTCCAATTATTGAAAACGGTAAACCTAGATTCACGGAAGAAGTTGAGTTTGGAGATGTGACATGCAAGGTTGTTTCTCCTTTTGAAATGCACCTGCCGATCGCCCACAACTGGGATGAAGATGTTCCTTGGATTATGCGAGAATGGTACGTCAACAAAGGAGAGTTCATAGATAAATTTGCTATGGGCAAAATAGCTATGAATATGAAGAAGAAGGACGGTTGGTACCTAGACCGGCTCGAAAAGGTAGGTCCAGAAAATGTACGGAACCTTCCTATCTGGTGGTGGGAGCGATTGACAGACCTTGTAGAAGGACCTGGACCTTCTATTTACGTTGGAACTCCTGAAACGTGGGATGACTGGACTGTTGCTCGATGGTTTGACCGAAAACCATGCAGTAAATATCCGCGAGGACGAAGCGTTCTATTATGCGGTGATCAAGTAATCTACGATTCACCTAAGGACAAGGGCGGTAGGGCTTACGATTCTAGATGGCCTAATAGATGGCACCCATACACACGGTTCCGATGGGAACCTATGATGGGTTCTATTTATGGTAGATCCCTAGTATCAAAGCTTTTGCCAAAGCTAAAGAGAGTAAACTCTATTGACATGACGATGATTATGTATAGAAGAGTTTGTCCTATCGCTACATGGATTGCTCCTAAAGGTTCTCACCCAATTGAAGACTCATGGTTCGGTCAGCCTGGTGGAATATGGGAGTATGACGCTATAAGAACAGGCGGTAAAGCCCCTGAACCTGTATTTCCTCCTGAATATCCTCGGTCAATGATTGAGGAGAGAACAATGCAGATTCAGGAAATGGAAGCTATAGCTGGAACAGAAGAAATTTTGAGAGGTCAAAGACCTGAAGGTGTCAATAGCGCAACAATGCTTGAGGTTCTTCGAAAGCAAGCTCTTGCAAGTCGTTCTTCAATTTTGCAGGCTTGGGATGAATCACTTCAACTTGAAGGCTCAATACTTCTGCAAGAGACTATCAAAAATGTCAAGAACGATCCGCGATACACTGAGCGTATTAGGGTTTTGGCTAGAGAAAGGTCTTCTCGCTTTGCTATTGAAAAGTTTAGTGGTTCTGACCTTAGCGATAACGTCATTGTCCGTGTGGACACTGCTTCTATGGCTCTCGTTTCCAAAGAAGCCCAAGAACAAAAGGCTCTAGAAATAATGCAGTATGCCCCAGGCTTGGCTAATATTCCACCTACTCTAAGAGAAGCTCTGATGAGCAAGCTAGGCTTCGAGGACGCATTGAAGCCACAAGGACCAGATATTGACAGAGTAAAGAGAGTTCTAAGCTACATAAGACAAGAAGAATACCAGTGGATTATTCCAATGCCAGAAGACGATCCGTATGTATTCTGGGACTTCTTGGTACAGGAAGTAAAGTCAGAGAGCTTCCGAGATTACAACCAGCAACAGCAGGTTATTTTGCTTGGCTTGATTGATACATACAAGCAGCAAATCGAGTTGCGAGAGCAACAGCAGATGCAGATGATGGCAATGATGGGTCAGGCTCCTGGAGGAGTTCCTGGTGGTCAAGCACCGGGAGGCCAGGGCGGTGGCGGTCAGTAGCGTTAGTAGAGCATACGGTATCTTGAATGGACACCAAAGCGGAGATCCTGAAGAAGCTAAAGGCTTCTTAGATAGTAAATCTTACGGACAGATCAAGGCTCAGGCTAGAAGTGAAAGTAAAACTAATAGCCGACCTAAGTTTTACAAGAAATACCGAATGGGAATGAAAGTATATTAATGGGCTTCATTACTCCTAAAGACTATTGGGGTCCATCTGGTAGTACCAAGATGACAACAACAAAGAAGAAGAACCTTTCAAGTGCTTCTTCATTTATTGCAAAGAGAGGTACAATCATAGGCGGTGATGGTTATAGAAATGTGATGACTGAATCGGCCGGTGCTATTGGTTATAACTATGGTCCTTTCGGAACTAAGGCTTATGCCAGGGAAGTACCGGTTGACAAGAGAATGATGGGCGGCCCTAACTCTTATTCTGCTTTGGTTGAACGAAACAGAATAGCTCAGAGGAACCAGAGAATGCAACAAAATATGCAGGTTCCAGAGTATATGAATCCGGCAAAAATAGCTAAGCAAGCTTCAGCCGCTTTAGGTCTTGGGCGGGCGGTATCGCCAGGGAGAGAATTGGCAGCAAGGGTTAGATCGTATGCCCTTGAAGGTCAGTTTGGTAGTGCAACCTCCGGTTTGAAAAGTACTTGGGAAATTAGTGATTCAATGCAAGTCCTTGGTGGACAAATCCCAGCAGCAGATATCGCTAGAGCGACTTCCCAGAACTTCGGCGATAAATCTCTGACAAACCTCCCGCCCAACTACTACTTGGGTTTAGGTAATCAGATTAAAGGACCGGATAAAAGGTACGCTCAACGACTTACAGAACTTAGAAAGTTCGGTTCACTAGGATCTATAGAAAGAGACACAGCTTACGGACAGATGGCTCAGTTGTTTAAGAATATTAAAGGAATACGAGAAATGAATATGCGACTGAGAAGAGGCCCAATGGATCACACTGAACCTGATGCACCAGGAGAGTTTCAATTAGGTGGAATGCAGGGAAGTAGAGTTGCGGCTTGGGAAAGACGGAAACTAGAAAAAATGCAAGAGCTTGAAAAGAAGAAGCTTCACAGAGTTGGAACTGGTGAAAGATTCCAGCAGGAAGCAACATTAACTCGGCAAGCTTCTGATCGTGGAACTGTTTAATGGGTTTGATAAATATTGAGCAAGCCAGTTTTTCTGGTACTGCCCCTACAGGCGGATCTGGCGCTTCAAAGGCTTTATGGCAAGCAATCGGAGCCTCTTCAGGTGGTGGAACTAGATTAGATTCTAAAAGAACAGAATACCGGAAGTTAATTTCTTCTGGTGGAAGGTACTCAGGTAGTACTCCGATCCCTACCTTTGGAGCTTCAGTTATTCCGGTAATAGCTACAACAACTGGAGAAGCTCCTAAGAATAGATGGGAAAGAATGGGCACCCCATCGGGTGTGACAGTTAGAAACCCGACTGAGGTAGTAAAAAATTACGGTATTACTTCAACATATCAGCAGGGAGTAGCTGATCCGAATAGGTTGAAATTGTTTGGTAGATTGGGACCTACTGCTTCTCATACGTTGATGTTGCATCCTGAAATGTACAAACCTCTAGGCCCTAGCAATTTACTTGTAGCAAAAGGGCTTAGCATGATAGACGCTAGAAGCGAACCAAAGCAAGGCACACCCGAAGGTGTGCGGTACTGGGAACAACTTAGAAAAGAAGTTTCCGGTGCAGAAATGGTTTACGATCCTCTATCGTCAACTTGGGGATCAAGAAATATGATGCGATGGTTCTTAAATAAAATGATGACTCCTGGGACAGTTGAAAATGAATCGTTGCTTACAGGCACCTCACCTAGTAGAATTAGAGAAAGCCGAGGCCGAGCAGCAGCACAAGAAATGTTCAAAGGTTACAGCCCAGACATGTCATGGACTCTTAGAGCGAAAATTGGACAGTATACTGAATCTGGTCCAACCAGGGATGATACACCTGCAACAATTAAAACATTTGAGGGTACTCAGAACCTTGGAGAGTTGGCTGTTAAAGATAGACAATAGGGGAAGGTATGATTTTATTTCTCGACGACGATCCTGCTAGGGCGGCGTTAGCTTATCAACGGTTCGCTGAACGAGACAGGGGAAACGTAATATGGTGTCAAAGCGTAGAAGAGGCTATTTGCACTCTCAGGGATTATAAAAACTTTCTTACTTTTATATCTCTTGGTCACGATTTTGATGGAAAAAAACATGTCCATACTGCTAGAGAAGATTCCGGTATGGAAATTGTAAGATACTTAGAAAAGCTAGCCAAGAAAAATGAACTTGGTGGATTAAAAAACACACTATATAGAGTTCACTCTTGGAATGCCGAAGCTGGAAATACGATGTACAAAAGACTTAAGGGGATAGGATTGAAAGTAATATTTTTACCTTTTGGATTATAAGGAAATATAAAGATGGCTACAAAATCAGGCGCGATGGGAACAGGCTGGAATATCCGGCGAGGCAAGGAAGCTGATAAGGACAAGGTTGTCGGCTGGAAGCCTCCTATGGCTAAATACAGTAGAGTTTCTGGTGGACCCGGCGGAACAACATTGGCAGTCTCATCTAAGGGTCGAGAGATTTCACCTGAAGAAGAAGGACGATTGATTTCTACACATTGGGGCGCTGATAAATTAGCAGCACCAGTAACAAAGAAGTCGGCTTCTCCTGCTCCTGTAAGCTCAGCCGGTTCACCTAAGGCTGGACCTAAGCCATCTGCTTCTCCTGCCGGAAATGTACGAGCGAAGGCAACAACAGTTGCTCCTTCTGCTCCTGCCGGTCATTCTACAACAAGAATGCACACTCCAACAACAGCGGCGGCACCTAGCCCTACTCTTACACCGCCGGCGGCGAGCGGTAGGCTGATAATTCCTGCTGACACAAGCGGCGGTGATTCTGGTACTGGGCGAACTATAGCTGGTATAGGAGCTGCTGTTGGCGCTGGCATCTTAGCCAGAAAGCCTATCATTGGCGCCGGTAAACTAGCCGGTAAAGCAGCTAAGGGAGTTGCTTGGACGTTACCAAAGGCTGTGGCGGGTAAGATATCCGCAGCCCAGCGCGCTCGAACTCCTCTTGGAAAGAGAATTGCAAGTCTCACATCTCAGCCTTCAGGCGGCGCCGGTACAGGTAGACCAGCCGTTGGTGCAGCCGCACAAACAGCAGGGCCAGCAAAATTTACACCTTCTGGCAAGGGTGTTCCAATTCAGACTGCTCCTGCTACAACTACAGCAACACCGGCCGCTACAGCTAAGCCACAAGCTGGAGCACCAATTCCTGCTCCTAAACCAGCCGCCTCTGGATCGGCTGCAACTCCGGCTGCTGTACAAGCTAAGCCAAATTCAAGACCATCTAGAGTTAAAGCAGTATCATCAGTTACCCTTCCTTCACCA